GTGAGCGGGGGCGAAATGCCCCCGTGTCTTTTTTCACAGGGGGCTGATATGGCAACAAAAGAAGAAAATCAGAAACGTCTTCGTCAACTGGCTGGCCTGCTGGGGCGCGAGGCGGATATGGCGGGGAGTGCTGCGGATATTGCGCAACGTGTGTCTGAGTGGGAAGAGGAGCTTGCTGCTTCCCGGGAGGGCATTATGCCTGGTGATGAGAGCGGGCCTGAGCAAAATCACACAGACGATGGTGAGCAGTTGCACAACACTGATGCTACGGATGATGTTAAAGCGGTCCGTGTGCGGAAATGCCTGCATGTGATGGGGTATTGCCCGGAGACAGGCCGTCCCGTTGAACTGACGTACCGGGGCATGCGTGTTCTGGTGCCATTACCACTGGCGACAGCCATGATACAGCACGGAACGGCTGAGCATGCGTGATTTTCAGAATGCCTTTGATGCTGCCCTCGCCGGGGTGGACAGCACGATTGTTGAAGTGATGGGGCTCTGTGCGCAGTTCACCTCGGGGGCACAGTGTGGCAGCGAAGTTCAGGGGGTTTTTGACGATCCGGAGTCGCTGGGGTTTGCCGGTAGCGGGGTCCGTATTGAAGGAAGCAGCCCGTCATTATTTGTGCGGACGGATACGGTTCGTGCCGTGCGGCGTGGTGACACGCTGACCATTAATGGTGAGATATTCTGGGTGGATCGTGTTTCTCCGGATGACGGGGGCAGCTGTTATCTCTGGCTCAACCGTGGTCAACCACCCGCAGTTAACCGGCGACGATAAACGCAGGGTGAAATTATGACGATAAAAGGGCTTGATCAGGCGATTGACAATCTGAGCCGGGTTCGTAAAAACGCCATTCCGGCGGCTTCAGCAATGGCCATTAACCGCGTGGCCACAACGGCGATTAATCAGTCTTCATCACAGGTTGCCCGGGAGACAAAGGTTCGCCGGAAACTGGTTAAGGAACGGTCCAGACTGAAACGGGCGACGGTCAGAAATCCGAATGCCAGAATTATCGTTAACCGCGGTGATCTCCCTGTGATTAAGCTGGGGATCAGGATGCCGGGGCGTCGCCCGAACAGCATACTTAAAGCCGGTCAGCATCGGTATCAGCGGGCATTTATTCAGCGATTAAAAAATGGTCGCTGGCATGTCATGCAGCGTGTGGCCGGGAAAAACCGTTACCCCATTGATGTGGTGAAAATCCCGATGGCGGCCCCACTGAAACAGGCATTTGATGAGAATGTTGACCGTATCCGGCGTGAACGCCTGCCTAAAGAACTGGCATACGCGCTGAAACAACAACTGAGGATTGCAATAAAACGATGAAACACACTGACATTCGTGCCGCAGTGCTGGATGCACTCGAGCAGCATGAACACGGGGCGACGCTGTTTGATGGTCGCCCCGTTGTTTTTGACGAAGAGGATTTTCCTGCGATCGCGGTTTATCTGACGGATGCAGAGTATACCGGTGAAGAGCTGGATGCAGATACCTGGCGGGCCACGCTGCATATTGAGGTGTTTTTACCGGCACAGGTACCGGATTCAGAGCTTGATCAGTGGATGGAAAGCCGGATTTACCCGGCGATGACCGCGATCCCGGCACTGGCAGGACTGATTACCACGATGGTTACGCAGGGCTATGAGTATCGTCGTGATGACGATATGGCGTTATGGAGTTCTGCAGATCTGACTTATTCCATTACATACGAGATGTGAGGACGATATGGCAACACCAAATCCCCTTGAGCCGGTAAAAGGTGCCGGTACCACTCTGTGGGTTTACAACGGCAAGGGTGATGCTTATGCAAACCCGTTGTCAGACGATGACTGGCAGCGACTGGCTAAGGTGAAGGATCTGACGCCGGGCGAGATGACGGCAGAATCCTACGATGATAACTACCTGGATGATGAAGACGCGGACTGGACCGCGACCGGGCAGGGGCAGAAATCTGCAGGTGATACCAGTTTTACGCTGGCCTGGAAACCGGGAGAGGAAGGCCAGAAAGGGCTTATAGGCTGGTTTGAAAGCGGCGATGTCCGGGCCTATAAAATCCGTTTTCCGAATGGCACGGTGGATGTGTTTCGTGGCTGGGTCAGCAGTATCGGTAAGGCCGTGACGGCGAAAGAAGTGATCACCCGCACGGTGAAAGTCACTAACGTGGGTAAACCTTCTGTAGCGGAAGAACGCAGCAAAATTACGCCGGTCAGTGCGATTAAGGTGACGCCGACATCCGGTACGGTGGCAAAAGGGAAAACAACCACCCTGACGGTTTCTTTTGAGCCGGAAAGTGCAACCGACAAGACGTTCAGAGCGGTTTCCGCCGATCCGTCGAAAGCCACCATTAGTGTGAAAGATATGACAATTACGGTAAACGGCGTGGCGACAGGTAAGGTGCAGATCCCTGTGGTGAGCGGAAATGGTCAGTTCGCCGCAGTGGCTGAAGTCACCGTTACTGAAGCGGGCGCTGCAGGGTAAACGGAGGTAATACATGTTTCTGAAAACAGAACAATTTGAATATAACGGTGTGTCCGTCACGCTTTCCGAATTGTCTGCGCTGCAGCGTATTGAGCATCTTGCCCTCCTGAAACGGCGTGCAGAACAGGCAGAATCCAGCGGCAACCTGCAGGTAAGCGTGGAAGATCTCGTCAGAACCGGCGCGTTTCTGGTGGCGATGTCCCTGTGGCATAACCATCCGCAGAAAACGGCATCACCGTCAATGAATGAGGCTGTGATGCAGATCGAACAGGAGGTGCTCACCACCTGGCCTGCGGATGCCATTGCCCGGGCGGAAGATGTGGTGTTGCGTCTGTCCGGGATGAGCGGGGCTGTTCATGCGGATACTGACAGCACCGAAGTGGCGAAAAATAACGCGCTGACTGATGATGATTTTTCTGCGGGAAAGTCTTCGACGGCGAGCTGAATTTTGCCCTCAGACTGGCGCGTGAGATGGGGAGGCCTGACTGGCGCGCCATGCTTGCCGGGATGACATCCACCGAATATGCCGACTGGCGACATTTTTACCGTACGCATTATTTTCTCGATACCCAACTGGATATGCATTTTTCCGGGCTGACGTACGCCGTACTCAGCCTGTTTTTTTGCGATCCGGATATGCATCCCTCTGATTTCAGTCTGCTTGCCCCCCGGCGTGAGGAAGCGCAGACGGAGATGCCGGATGAGGAAAAAATGCTGATGCAGAAAGCGGCAGGACTTGCCGGAGGCGTCCGGTTTGGTGGGGACGGAGGGCGTGAGATTTTATCGTCTGCGGATGTGGCGGATGTCAGCGAGGATGATGTCGCATTAATGATGGCTTCAGCGGGGATTTCCGGAGGTGTGAGATATGTCCCAGCCGGTTGGTGATCTTGTTATTGACCTGAGTCTGGATGCGGTCCGTTTCGATGAGCAGATGAGCCGGGTAAGGCGTCATTTTTCCGGACTGGAGACTGACGCCAGAAAAACCGCCGGTGTTGTTGAGCAGAACCTGAGTCGTCAGGCGCTGGCTGCACAAAAAGCCGGGATTTCCGTCGGGCAGTATAAAGCGGCCATGCGAACCCTGCCCGCACAGTTTACGGATATCGCCACGCAGCTTGCCGGTGGTCAGAATCCCTGGCTGATCCTGCTGCAACAGGGCGGTCAGGTGAAGGACTCCTTCGGCGGGATGATCCCCATGTTCAGGGGACTTGCCGGTGCGATCACCCTGCCGATGGTCGGGGTCACCTCGCTGGCGGTGGCGACAGGTGCGCTGGCGTACGCCTGGTACCAGGGGGATTCCACGCTTTCAGCGTTTAATAAAACCCTGGTTCTTTCCGGTAATCAGTCCGGACTGACTGCCGATCGCATGCTGACGCTCTCCAGAGCCGGACAGGCCGCAGGGCTGACGTTTAACCAGGCGAGTGAGTCACTGGCAGCCCTGGTGAATGCCGGTGTGCGTGGTGGTGAACAGTTTGATGCCATCAACCAGAGTGTCGCGCGTTTTGCTTCTGCATCCGGTGTGGAGGTGGACAAGGTTGCAGAGGCTTTCGGAAAACTGACTACCGACCCGACGTCGGGACTGATGGCGATGGCGCGCCAGTTCCGTAACGTGACGGCAGAGCAGATTGCGTATGTTGCACAGCTGCAGCGTTCCGGAGACGAGGCCGGGGCATTGCAGGCGGCGAACGATATCGCCACGAAAGGCTTTGATGAGCAGACCCGTCGCCTGAAAGAAAACATGGGAACACTGGAGACCTGGGCGGATAAAACAGGGAAGGCATTCAAATCGATGTGGGATGCCATTCTGGATATCGGTCGTCCTGAGTCCTCAGCGGATATGCTCGCCAGTGCACAGAAGGCATTTGATGAGGCGGATAAAAAATGGCAGTGGTACCAGAGCCGGAGCCAGCGCCGGGGAAAAACCGCCTCTTTCCGGGCCAACCTTCAGGGCGCATGGAATGACCGGGAAAATGCCCGTCTGGGGCTGGCAGCGGCCACGCTGCAGTCGGATATGGAAAAAGCCGGTGAACTGGCCGCCAGGGACCGGGCCGAACGGGACGCATCACAGCTGAAGTATACCGGAGAGGCGCAGAAGGCGTATGAGCGTCTGCTGACGCCGCTGGAGAAATATACCGCCCGTCAGGAAGAACTGAATAAGGCCCTGAAAGACGGGAAAATCCTGCAGGCGGATTACAACACGCTGATGGCGGCGGCGAAAAAGGATTATGAATCGACGCTGAAAAAGCCGAAGTCGTCAGGAGTCAAAGTGTCAGCCGGTGAGCGTCAGGAAGACCAGGCGCATGCTGCCCTGCTGGCGCTTGAAACCGAGCTCCGGACGCTGGAAAAACACAGCGGTGCGAATGAGAAAATCAGCCAGCAGCGTCGCGATTTATGGAAAGCGGAAAATCAGTATGCGGTCCTGAAAGAGGCAGCCACGAAACGGCAGTTATCTGAGCAGGAAAAATCCCTGCTGACCCATGAGAAAGAGACGCTGGAGTACAAACGCCAGCTGGCTGAGCTGGGAGACAAAGTTGAACACCAGAAACGGCTGAATGAGCTGGCACAGCAGGCTGCGCGGTTTGAACAGCAGCAGAGTGCGAAGCAGGCGGCAATCAGCGCAAAAGCCCGCGGACTCACCGACCGTCAGGCGCAGCGGGAGTCGGAAGAGCAGCGCCTTCGTGACGTGTACGGTGATAATCCGGCTGCGCTGGCGAAGGCCACATCTGCACTGAAGAACACCTGGTCTGCGGAGGAGCAGCTTCGTGGAAGCTGGATGGCCGGGCTGAAATCCGGCTGGGGGGAGTGGGCGGAAAGTGTCATGGACAGTTTTTCGCAGGTTAAAAGCGTGGCCACGCAGACCTTTGACGGTATTGCACAGAATATGGCAGCGATGCTGACCGGCAGCGAACAGAACTGGCGTGGTTTCACCCGTTCGGTGCTCTCCATGCTGACAGAGATTTTTCTGAAGCAGGCGATGGTGGGGATTGTCGGGAGTATCGGTAGTGCCATTGGGTTTGCCGGTGGTGGTTTTACAGGTACTGGCGGCAAATACGAGCCTGCGGGGATTGTTCACCGTGGTGAGTTTGTCTTCACGAAGGAGGCAACCAGCCGGATTGGCGTCGGCAACCTGTATCGTCTGATGCGCGGGTATGCGGAAGGTGGTTATGTGGGCGGTGCCGGAAGTCCGGCGCAGATGCGGCGGACGGAAGGCATTAATTTTAATCAGAACAATCACGTGGTGATTCAGAACGACGGCTCCAACGGACAGGCGGGGCCGCAGCTGATGAAGGCGGTGTATGACATGGCCCGCAAGGGGGCGCAGGATGAGATTCAGGCGCAGATGCGTGATGGCGGCGTCTTTTCCGGAGGCAGGCGATGAAAACCTTTCGCTGGAAAGTGAAGCCGGATATGGAGGTGAACTCGCAGCCATCGGTGCGTGAAGTGCGTTTTGGTGACGGGTATTCGCAGCGTATGGCGGCGGGGCTGAATGCTGACCTGAAAACATACCGTGTGACGCTTTCCGTGACCCGGGAGGAGGCCCGACATCTGGAGGCATTCCTGGCAGAGCACGGTGGCTGGAAGGCGTTTCTGTGGACACCGCCTTATGCCTGGCGGCAGATAAAGGTGACCTGTGCCGCCTGGTCATCACGGGTTCGCATGCTGCGGGTTGAATTCAGTGCCGAGTTTAAGCAGGTGGTGAACTGATGCAGGATATTCACGAAGAAAGTCTGAACGAGTCGGTTAAATCAGAGCAGTCACCGCGGGTGGTGCTCTGGGAAATTGACCTGACGGTGCAGGGCGGTGAGCGGTATTTTTTCTGTAATGAGCTGAATGAAAAAGGGGAGGCGGTCACCTGGCAGGGGCGGCAATATCAGGCATACCCGATTGACGGCAGCGGTTTTGAGATGAACGGGAAGGGCAGCAGTGCCAGACCGTCGCTGACGGTGTCGAATCTGTTTGGTCTGGTCACCGGGATGGCGGAGGACCTGCAGAGCCTGGTGGGGGC